GTTTCCGGTGACAGTTTTATCGGCACAACAAGCGGAAGTGATTTCAACATCCGCACTGGGAATACCGTTAGAGCCACATTTGATACTGCTGGTAACTTGCTGGTGGGGACTACAAGTAAACTGACTGGTGGTGTTGATGGACTTGACATAAACACCGCAGGTGAAAGTGGAATTACTTTTGGAAAAAGTGGTACAGTAAAAAATTATTTTTATCTTAATACAGATGCGCTATCATTTCGCTGGCAAACTGCTTCTGGCGTGACTGCTGATGTAATTTCAAACACCAATGGTGTGACATTGACTAATGGTGCAACATCATGGGCTTCTTTGTCAGACGAACGTAAAAAAGACATTATTGAACCCATTACTGATGCGGCGACAAAAGTGTCCAGCCTTCGTGCAGTAATTGGAAAATACAAAACAGAAGAAGATGGCATCCGCAGGGCAATGCTGATTGCTCAAGATGTACAGGCCGTTTTGCCAGAAGCTGTTGTAGAAAACAAAGACGGCGAATTGCTTTTGCAATACACGGAAATAATCCCATTGTTGGTGGCGGCAATCAAGGAACAGTCTGCCCTCATCACCCAACTCACCGCCCGTATAACTGCACTGGAGTCAGCATGATTACTTGGAACATCAGTCAACTTGACAGACAAACCTCAGATGGTTTTGTCACTACCGCACATTGGCAAGCAAATGCAACAGATGGGGATTACTCCGCATCTGTGTATAGCACTTGTTCATGGAGTGAAGGCACTGCAACCATTCCCTACGCTTCTCTGACAAAAGAAACTGTCTTAGGATGGATATGGGCTAATGGTGTGGATAAAGCGGCTGTAGAGGCTTCCTTAGAGGCTCAGATTGCCGAACAGAAAGCACCAAAGATTGCAAGGGGTTTGCCTTGGAACTGACTCTTAAATTGACCGTTGAAGAAGTAAACGCCATTCTCCAAGTGCTTGGCGATTTGCCCACCAAGACGGGGGCTTATCCCTTGGTGATGAAAATCAAGGGACAGGCAGAGCCACAGATTCCACAAGAGGATGCAAAAATTGACTCCTGAATTACAGCGTTACTATGAAAATCGCTTCTCAATGATGGGAAGTGATGGGTGGAAAGACTTGGTGGAGGATATTGACTCCATGATTGCATCCTTGAATAATATATCTGTGATTTCTGATGAACAAAGCCTACAATTCAAAAAAGGTGAACTTTCTATACTTACTTGGCTGAAAACCTTGCGACAGGTCAGCGAGAGAGCATACGAGGAACTCAATGAAAAGAATGTTTGATTTTGCCTGTGCAAACGGGCATAAAACCGAAAGACTCTGTGTTTATGAGGCTCAGAGTTTTAGGTGTGAATGCGGTGAAACAGCCAACCGCATTCTTAGTGCGCCAGCTTTTAGATTAGAGGGGTGGTCTGGTTCTTTTCCATCAGCGCATGGAAAGTTCGAGAAAAGCCATCTTGATAAGCTAAAATCTGAACGCAAAGCCAACTCTTAAACAGAAATGTCGAGTTGATTTCTCCTACAACCGAAACGGCAGGAAAAGGGAAAATATGTTGATTGATAACGAACCTGAGATGAAAAGTGAGTTAGAAGCTGAAGAATCCAAGCTATCTAACACCATTGCGCCAGCAAGCCCTGGACTCCCTGATAAATACAGGGATAAAAGTTTGGAAGACATTGTTCGGATGCACCAAGAGGCTGAAAAGCTAATTGGCAAGCAAGCGCAAGAAGTGGGAGAGGTAAGGAAACTCGCTGATGAACTCATTAAGCAGAACCTCAGTTCACGACAGCAACCTATTAAAGAGGAAGAACCTGAAGTAGATTTCTTTGAGAATCCACAGAAGGCAGTTCAGAAGACTATTGATAATCATCCTGATGTTCTCGCAGCCCGTCAAGCGGGTGTAGATTTCAAAAGGATGCAGATTCAACAAAAGCTAACGCAAGAGCATCCCGACTACAGTCAGATTGCTCAAGACCAGGACTTTGTGAATTGGGTGAAATCCTCGCCTATTCGCCTTGGTCTGTATGCAAAAGCCGATGGTGAGTTCGATTACGATAGTGCCAATGAGTTGCTGTCTACTTACAAGCAGTTGCGTGGTGTCAAGTCAAAGCAGACTGAGCAAGCGGGTGAAACCGCCAGGAAGCAGAGCATGAAGGCCGCACAAGTGGATGTTGGTGGAACTGGTGAGAGTTCAAAGAGGGTATACAGACGGGCTGACCTGATTCGGCTGAAGATGACCGATCCTGCTCGCTACGATGCGCTGAATGATGAAATTCTTACAGCGTACGCAGAGGGACGGGTCAAGTAACTTAACTTTCGTTTCTAAGGAGAAACAACATGCCATTTCCTACACCTGCGGTAACTACGACTACCGCCGCTACATTCATTCCTGAAATTTGGAGTGATGAAATTGTTGCCGCATACAAGAAAAACTTGGTGCTGGCAAATTTGGTTATGAAAATGAACTTCAAGGGCAAGAAAGGTGACACTGTTCACATTCCTGCACCTTATCGTGGTTCTGCTTCTGCCAAGGCCGCTTCTACCGCAGTGACGCTGATTGCAGCTACTGAGACTGAAGTTCAAGTGTCGATCAACAAGCACTATGAATATAGCCGCTTGATTGAAGACATTGTTGAGGCTCAAGCCCTGAACAGCTTGCGTCAGTTCTATACCAATGATGCTGGTTATGCCCTGGCTAAACAAGTCGATACCGACTTGATCCAGTTGGGTCGTTCTGCCAACGGCGGTACTGCTGACAACGCTCGTTATGCTGGTGGCTTCATCGGTGGTGATGGCACGACTGCCTTCGACTACACGGCTAACACCAACACTGGTAACGCCACTGCTCTGACTGACGCTGCTATTCGCCGCACCATTCAGCGTTTGGATGACAACGACACTCCCATGGATGGTCGCTTCTTCATCATCCCCCCGTCTAGCCGTAACACGCTGATGGGTTTGGCTCGTTACACTGAGCAAGCCTTTGTGGGTGATGGCAACACCATCCGCAATGGTGAAATCGGTAACTTGTACGGCATCCCCGTGTTCACTTCCAGCAACGCTGACTCTGCATCTGCCACTGCGACTTTCCCCGCATCTGGTACTGCAATCGCCCGTGTTTGCTTGATGGGTCACAAAGACTCTATGGTTTTGGTTGAGCAAGTGGGCATCCGTTCACAAACTCAGTACAAACAAGAGTACTTGGGTACGCTGTTCACTTCGGACACGTTGTATGGTGTGAAGGCTCTGCGCACTTCTACCACTGCAACTGACCCGAATGCTGCCGCCATGTTCGCTTTGGTTGTGCCTTCCTAATTGCAGTTGCGCCCCCTGCCCTAGTGGTGGGGGGACTTTTTTAACCTATTAGGAGAAATCAAAATGGCAGCAGCAACCGCAGTCGTTTCCCGCCGTGGCAACGATCAATTTCGTGGCTTGTTTACAGATACTTGGGATGTGGCTTGTACTCTAGATAGCGCCTCAATCGCTACTACTGCTACGGCAACTGACACAGTGACTGTTCCAGGCGTTGCTTTGGGTGACATGGTTCTTGGTATGTCAATTGGTGTGAGTGAAGCAGGATTGGTTCGTAGAGCCTATATTTCTGCCGCTAACACTGTGACTATCGTGACCTACAACCCAACAGCAGGTTCAGTTGACTTAGCCGCAACCACTTTGCAAATTGTGATTGGTCGGGCAGTGCTTTGAGAATAGGGGGGTTCGCCCCCCTTTCTTGTTTTGGAGTTAATCAATGGCAACTTTTCGCTGTCTTCAGTCTGGTAACACAGTAAGTTTTACCTTGCAACATGACATTGACTCAATGAAGGGTCATCAAGGTTATGTTCGTATTGACGAGCAAGAAAAGGAACCTGATGCGTATGATGCCAATGCCGTGAGAACAGACACTGCTTTCACGCCGCCAGTTGTACGGCGCATGGGTCGCCCAAGGAAAGTTGCAAATGTCTGATATAGACGCTAGAGATTTCGGGAAACTGGAGGCTCAAGTCGAGGCTCTCCAGACAGAAGTTCACTCTTTGAGTAAAGATGTGAAGGCTTTGTTGGAACTTGCTAACAAAGGCAAAGGTGGATTTTGGATGGGTATGACTATCGCGTCATTCATGGGCGGTGCGATTACCTTTGTTGCTGATCGTTTCTGGAAATAAAGGAGAACGCTATGCCTATGGTTGGAAAAAAGAAGTTTGCCTACTCTGAAAAAGGCGAAAAAGAAGCAAAAGAATATGGCAAGAAAAAGGGTATGCCTGTGACCATTATGGTTGCTGTTGGTAAACCAAAAGGCTTGCCTATGCGTGGTGGTCGCACTGCTACCAACATGATGAGCAAAGCTAAAAAGGCAAAATAATGGCATCCTTAACCGCCCCTATCACCCTTTTAAACGCAGTTGTTGCAACTGGCGCATCTACAGCAGTTCAAGTAGATCCTGGTCAACCTGCGTTCCTACAAGTTTCTGGTATCACCAGTGCAACTGTAGCCTTGCAAGGTAGCTTGGATGGCACAAACTGGTCAACTATTGGCACTGCATTGACAGCTAATGGCATCATAACCATTGCAAATGCACCGACATATCTACGAGCCAATTGCACTGTTTATGCCACTGGAACCATCACGGCTAAAGTGTTGTACTGATATGAAAATGACCAAAGCGGCTAAAAAGGTCGGCAAAGTCATGCGTGAGTACAAAGAGGGAACTTTGCATTCTGGGTCTAAAAAGGGGCCAGAAGTGACTTCCCGTAAGCAAGCAATTGCCATTGCATTGTCTGAAGCTGGCATGACAAAACCTAAGAAGAAGGCCAAGAAATGAAACCTGGACTTTATGCCAACATCAATGCCAAACAAGCCCGTATCAAGGCTGGTTCTGGCGAGAAGATGCGGAAGGTAGGGGCCAAGGGTGCGCCTACTGCCGATGATTTTAAACAAGCTGCAAAGACTGCAAAGAAGGTTAAAAAGGTGAAGTAGATGAAATCTCCTGTTTGGCAAACAAAAGCTGGTCAAAATCCAAAAGGCGGCTTGAATGCCAAGGGCAGATCATCTTATAATGCGGCAACTGGTGGGAACCTAAAACCTCCTGTCAAATCAGGGGATAATCCCCGCAGAGCAAGTTTCTTGGCTCGTATGGGCAACATGGATGGCCCTGAGTTCAAGAATGGTGAACCAACGAGACTGCTTCTTTCGCTAAAGGCATGGGGTGCAAACTCCAAGGCTGACGCAAAGGCAAAAGCTAAAGCTATATCCGCAAGGAACAAGGCAAAGGCGAAATGAGAGCATTATCAGTTGGTGTTAGTCCTACAGCGGCAGTAGACACAACAGTCTATACCTGTCCAAAGGGCTATTACGCCAAATTCACTGTAATGTATATACACAATACAGGTGGCTCTACCAAGCATATAACTGTTCAATGGTATGACGCAAGTGCTAATACCACTATTGACATATTGACTCAGTATAGTTTTCAATCAAAAACATATCTTCAGTTTGATGGCAATGCCTACATTGTTTTAGAAGAAGATGACAAGTTAAAAATAACTACTGAGGCAGGAAGCTCCTTCAGTTTTATAGCAACATTTGAACAAGAAGGGTTGGCGAGAGCATGACACTACTAGAACTTGTCAACGATGTGTTGATCCGCTTGCGTGAACCTGTTGTAACCACTTACAACGAAACCACCTATTCCACTCTGATTGCCAAGTTTGTCAATGACACAAAGCGTCAGGTTGAAGATGCCTTTGGGTGGAATGCACTTGGTCAAACAGTCACCATTAGCACTGTTGCTGGCACATACCAATATGGGTTAACTGGTGCTGGACAGAAGTTTCAGTTGATGGATGCCATCAATGCAACAAGCAACATAGGACTCAAAAACACCACTTTTGTGGATATGAATCGTAAGCAGAACTTCTCTGTGGTTATGACGGGTATCCCAAGCGAATACAACTTTGATGGCGTGGATGCAAACTACAACGCCAAAGTAACAGTGTATCCAAGGCCAGATGGCGTGTATAGCCTCATGTTTGCACTGGCAGTTCCACAGGCTCCATTGGCGGCAGATAGCACTGTTATTCTTGTGCCTGATGTGGTTGTTGCTCAAGGTGCGTATGCAAGGGCATTGGTTGAGCGTGGTGAAGATGGTGGTCTATCTTCGTCTGAGGCTTACACACTGTTTCGATCCATGTTGTCGGATTACATTGCCTTGGAGGGCAGTCGTTATCCTGAGAACCAAGAGTTTGTTCCGCAATGAGCCAACAAATCCAGACCTTTTCTGTATCGGCTCCAGGCTTCTTTGGGCTGAACACACAGGACTCTCCGCTTGATTTAGCGGCTGGATATGCTGCGATTGCAACAAACTGCGTGATTGACCAATACGGGCGTATTGGCTCTCGTAAAGGCTTTTCAAGGGTTAACACATCCTCTGGCAACCTTGGTGCAAATAATGTAACAGTCATCCATGAGTTGGTGCAGACTGATGGCACTTTGACTGTTCTGTTTGCTGGAAACAACAAGCTGTTTAAACTCAGTGGAACAAATGTTGTTGAGTTGACCTATGGGGGGGGAGGTACTGGCCCCACCATTACCGCAAGCAATTGGCATTGTGCTTCTCTGAATGGAATCACATATTTCTTTCAGTCAGGCTATGACCCACTGATCTATGACCCTGCTGTAAGCACCACCACATATAGGCGTGTGAGCGAGAAAAGCGGTTATGTTGCGACTGCTCCACAAACCAACATTGTTATCTCTGCCTATGGTCGCTTGTGGACTGCTAGTAGCACTTCTGACACTGTAACTGTCTACTTCTCTGACTTGCTGGCAGGGCACATCTGGTCAACAGGAACTGCTGGTTCTTTGGACATATCACGGGTATGGCCCAATGGGTCTGATGAGATTACAGGATTGGCAGCTCACAATGGGTTCTTGTTTATCTTTGGCAAGCGTCAAGTATTGATTTATGCAAATGCAACTACCCCATCAAGTCTGTCTCTGAGTGACACCATCAGTAACATTGGTTGCATTGCAAGGGACTCCATTGCCAATACAGGCAGTGATGTGGTTTTCTTGTCAAACAGTGGTGTGCGGTCATTGCTCAGAACCATCCAAGAGAAGTCTGCACCTTTGCGTGACTTGTCTAAGAATGTGCGTGATGACTTGATGACGATTGTGAATGCTGAGACATTAGCAAACATCAAGGCAGTCTATTCAGAGTCAAATGCCTTCTACCTGATTAACTTCCCGACTGCCACCCAGACATACTGCTTTGACACCAAGGCGGCTTTGCAAGATGGTTCTTCACGGGTAACTGTGTGGGATTCCATCACTCCAACTGCTTTCCTTGCTAAACGCAATGGAGACTTGTTGATTGGCAAGAATGGTTATGTGGGCAAGTATGGAACTTACCTTGACCACACAAGCACATACCGATTGCAGTACTTCACCACTTATGCTGACCTGGGTGCGCCCAATGTCACATCTATTCTGAAGCGCATTGCTGTGGTGGTGATTGGTGGTTCAAGCCAAGGATTCATCATCAAGTGGGGATATGACTTCACAGGTCAGTATTACGCCACCACATTGCAAATTCCTCAGTCTACTGTTGCTGAATATGGTACTGCTGAGTATGGGGCAAATGGTGTTCCTGTTGCCTACTATTCAGATGGTATTTCTTTGCAGACTTTGGTTGGTCAAACATCAGGTTCTGGCAAGACTGTGCAGACGGGTTATGAAGTGCAGATCAATGGGTATCCTGTGAGCATTCAAAAGATTGAGATTCAAGCCAAGAATGGCAAACTGGTTTAAGGAAGAAACATGGCAAATTACACCAAAACCACCAACTTTGCGGCTAAAGATGCTTTGTCGCCAGGGAATGCAAGCAAGGTTGTCAAGGGAACTGAGATTGATACTGAGTTCACCAACATTTCCACTGCCATTGCAACCAAGGCAGATGGAACCTTCACCAATTTCAGCTTTGTTGAGAGTGGGTCTAATCTACTTATTCGTCACTCAGGAACAGATGTGATGAAGATTGACAGTTCAGGTAACTTGACTGTGTTGGGCAACATTGTGGCTAACGGCACTGTTTGATGAAAGCAGTACAAAATAATCTCAATGTAACTTGCAAGTGCTTGCAGGTTCTTTTGGCATTGGGGGTGTGACATGACAGAACAAGAATTAAAAAATTATTATGTATACAACAAAACAACGGGTGAGTTAGAGTCATATCCTCAAGTAGCAGCCCAACCTGGGTTTAATGTAAATGCAGAAGTTCTTTTCGACCCTGCTGGAAATAGATACGTTGGCTCTGAGTTACAGGCTGCGATAAATGCAAATAGGGGCGGCGGTGGAGTATTTGGCTCTATTAGTCGTGAACTGACAAATATTTATCAACCCGTTGAAAAGGCGATAAGTACAAATCTAGCCCAACTAGACAAAGATTTAAGCCTTTCTCAAAATGCACCACTGATTGCTACCATTGCTGCATCTGTTGCATTGCCTGGAGTTGGTGCAAGCATTGGTAACTCTTTACTAAGTGCTGGACTTCTTCCTGCTGGAACTACTGTAGCTACTGCTACGGCAGTTGGAAGTGGTTTAGCAAATGCCGCCTTACAGGTTGCTCAAGGTAAATCTCCAGAAGATGCCTTGAAAGCTGGCGTTGTTGGTGCTGCTGGTGGTGCTGTTGGAAATTATCTTGTTGGGGACGCTGGGACACTAAAGAATTTTGTCACCAGTACATCAACCAATCTTTTGGCTGGCAAAAACCCAGAAGATGCTGTTATCGCAGGTATTGCTAGTAGTGGTGCTGGTCTTGCTGGACGCACTGTTGCTGGAGCAACGGATTCTGCTGTCGCTGGTCAAGTAGCCGCAGGAACTACTGCTGGATTACTTACTGGCAAGACTGCTGAACAAGCATTGGTTCAAGGTGTTAGCAACATAAAGTTGGACTCTCTTATTCCAGATTCTGGGGTAACAGTTGCCACTGAACAACAAGTTCTTGCTGGACAACAAGACTTGCAGAATCAGTTGGCTCCTTTTCAGGTGGACACAACTGCATCAGCATTTGACACAAAAGACATTATTGATGATAGTTCTGGATTTACTGTGTCGCAACCAGCAACACCGATAACCACTGCAACACCCACAACACCGATTACTGTAAATACCGGAGGAAATATGGCAACAAGTTACACAGAAGACCCGTATGGCTACAGCGGAGTGCCAGACACTGCATATGATGTAGAAATGAATGCTCCTGCAACTGAGTTAACGGATACTACTTCATACGACTATTCTCCTGAAGAACAACAGATTATTTATCAGTTGGCTCAAGAGGCTGGTGGAACGCAATCTGTCGCGGATGCTTACGCATTAACTGACCAAGCAATCAAGGACTATTCAAAAGGAACTGGTTTAACGCTTAAAGATGCTGTTAAGTTCTTTAAAGATAATCCAAATCTTGCTAAAACTGCAACCAGTTTGATTGCTGGTGGTGTTGGCTTGTTTGGCACTAAGTTGGCTACTGACACTGCTAGAGAAGCAGCTAGAGTTGCCGCTGAAGCACAGAAGTTCAAGCCTGTTGGCGTGACCACTAGGTTTGGCACAACAGACTACACATACGATGCTGAAGGCAATCTTAAAACTGCTGGTTACACGCTAACCCCAGAATTAAAGGCAATTCAAGATAAGTTGATGGCTGGTGCAACTCTGAGTCTTGATGAGGCAAAGAAGGTTGCAGACCTATATGACCCACTGAAAAAGGCATCTGCAAGCCTGTTTGACTTGGGCACATCGTATCTTGCTAAAACTCCAGAGCAAGTTGCCGCTGACTACATGGCAAAGCAACAAGACTTGTTGGCTCCTAGCCGCGAGCGTCAAATGTCTCAGTTGCAAAACACTTTGTTCCAAACGGGTCGTGGTGGCTTGTCTGTTGGTGCAACCAGTGCCCGTCCTAGTGGTGCTAGAGGTCTTGGTGCAACCACTCCTGAGATGGAAGCCTACTACAACGCATTGGCTCAACAAGATGCTGCTTTGGCGGCAGGGGCACAGCAAGCAGGTCAACAGAGTGTTCTGTTTGGCAAAGGGTTACTTGGTGCTGGTGGTGAGTTCCTTGGCAAGTACACTGCTGGTCAAACCGGAGCCTATGATCCATTTAAGAGCCTGTTGAGTACTGCTGGCACTGTTGAATCAATGGGTGCTGGTGCATTGGATGTGGGTACTGCATTGGGTGGTAGAACTACTACTGCGGCAACTAATGCGGCAAGAACTTTGTTGCCAACCTCATCTGTTAACCCATATAGTTCGTTGTTTACGAGCCTTGCAGATGATCCATCATTTAAAACCGCACTTCAAGAGTTTATAAGCGGTGGTTCTACTGGAACAAATTATGGTACGGCAAGTCGTGCAAACGATGTAAATACACCTTTCTAAGGAATAGTCATGGCAGAAATTGTTGGAAGTTTATTTGGGGTGACTCCTGAGTTGTACCAAGAGCAACGGGATCAAATGGCTCGTCAACGGGCTATGCAATTGGCACGAATGGCTCCTCTTGAGCAAGCATCCTATGGCGCTGCCAGGGCTGGTCAGCAATTGGGCGGTGCATTTGCCTCTGCAATGGGTGTAGAAGACCCCCAGATGCGTTTGATTAGCCAGCGCAATGCTTTGGCACGACAATTTGATGTAAGCACTCCTGAAGGTCTTGCTCAATATGGACAGGCTTTGCAACAGGGTGGAGATACTGCTGGAGCATTAGAGGCTATAGCAATGAGTCGGAAAATGACTCAAGAAATGGCTTTAACTGGTCAAAGACAAGCCGCACAAAGAGCATCATTGGCTACTGCCGCTAAGACAGAGTTGTCTATTGAGCAAGAAAACAAACTGCGTAATGAGTTATCTCAATTACCACCAGATGCAACACAAGAGCAAGTTCTTGGGGTAATAACCAAGTATGGTTCTCCAGACAAGATTCTTGCCGTATTGCAAGGTACTGCTGACAAAGCCGCCGCTAACCAAGCCAGAATTGATGCGGTTAATTCTGCTAATCAAGCAAAAATTGATGCGGCTAAAATTGCGGCTGATGCAAAAATTGAAGCGGCTGAAAAGGCTGGCGCTACTGCTTTGCAAATTGCTCAGTTGAGAGCAGATAATGCAAGAGAAGTGAGACAGTTAGCAGCATCTCTTAAAGGGCCAAAAGTACTTGCTCCTTCATTGCAAAAAGAAGAAGACAAAGAACTTGAGTTGGTTGACTCTTTGGCAGCAAGGGAGGCTTCATTGGCTCCTGCCATTGCATCTTTGACTATTGATCCAAAGACTAATAAAGCGCCATTAGAGTTAGGGCCGCTTAATAACGCAAAATATTTGGCTCAAAATGCTGCTGGAAGGTCTACTGATGAAAGTAGAGCATACGCATCTTTGCAAAGGGCCGTTCAAGAAGCAACCAACCTTAAAACAGATGCCGCTAAAGGCGTTCAAACTGACAAGGATGTGTTGCGTTTTGCAAATGAACTTATTGCTGCTTTTGGCGGGAATGATACAAAAACAAGTTTAGAGGCGTTAAGTAACTTTGTTAAAGCAACAGGAAAGGCTAAAGAAAATGCTCAGAAGCGCATTGATAGTCGCCGCAGATCACAGGGCGTAGAGCCGTATTACGGCCCTGCTGCTGGTACTGCACAAAACCCAATCAAACTGGATTAAAGGTAAGCATCATGCCGACTGTTTATGAATACAAGGGCGTATCCTACGAATTGCCTGATGGCTTATCTAATGAGGCTGCACTAGCCAAGATTAAAGCGAGTTTAGGTGGTGAACCTTCTGCTCAACCAGCTCAAGAGCCTCAAGTTCCTGCTGAGACAAGGATAGAGCCTTCTATTGCTCAACAATTGGCAAGACAAGCTGGTTTGGCTGGCAGGGCAGTCTATGAAGGTTTTACCGCCCCTGCAACCACTGTTCTTGAAGGCGTAAAAGGCGCTTATAACTTGGGTTCTGCATTGCTTGGTTCTGAGAGTCGGATGCCAAGTGCAGCAAGAGCGCAAAGCCAAATGCTCACGCAAGCTGGCGTGCCAGAGCCACAAACAATGGCAGAACGGGCGGCACAAGCTGGTATGCAAGGTTTAGTTGGTGGTGCTACTGCGGCAAAAGCACTGCCTGGAACTATTTTTGGTCAAGATTTGGTTCGTCAGTTACCAGCTACCGCAGTTGCTCCAGCAGTTGCTCAACCAACCGCAGAATTAACAAAAGAAATAACTGGAAGCGACTTAGCGGCTACTGTTGCTGGCATTGGAGTTGGAGTGCTTGCTGGCTCTGGTGCAGCTAATTTTGCTGGGAAACTTGCAGAAGGCAAACAGCCTGTTTTGACAATGCAAGATGTCAAACAACGGGCTGGTAGAGCCTACACAAAGGTTGATGACTTAGGCATTGTTTTGTCAGACCAAGGCGCAAAAGACTTGCTTGGCAAAGTCTCTACTGACTTAAATGCAGCCAGATATTTACCAGAAAATGCTCCTGCTGTCCAAACAGTTTTGAACAAATACGAGTCGATTGTTGGCAAAGGTAATGTGTCGTTCAATGATGTTGACCAAATGCGTCAACTTGCTGGTGATTTACTTAAAAGTTCAGATAAGAATATATACAGACTTGGGAAGCAAATGACATCATCTATTGATGATTATGTTGCAAACCTGAGTCCAAAAAACATTGTTGCTGGACAAGGCGGCATTGATGAAGCAGTTAAAACCATTATGTCAGCTAGAAAAGACTGGAGAAATCTAAGTCGAGCAACCACATTGGATGACATCTTGAACATTGCAGATGCAAGGGCGCTTGATCCAAAGGCATCTGAGAGCGAGTTGGTTCGCCGTGGGTTTATTAACTTAGTTGCCAACAAAGAAAAGTTTGGTTTGTTTAGTAAAGATGAGCAAGCGGTGATTCGCAAGGTTGCCAGTGGTGGTAATTTAGACACTGTTCTTTCATTTGTTGCTAGATTTAACCCAGAACGCAGTCAACTTATTGCTGGTGGAGTGGTTGGGTCTGGTGTTGCAAGCACTGAAAGTCTGAAATACACAGTTCCAATTGCTGCCGCAGGATTTACTGCTGACAAACTGCAAGCACGACTGCGCCAACAAGCTGCACAACAGGCAATGTCTGGGCTTCTTTCTGGGACAACGCCATCTCCTACTCAATCAATGAATTGGAGAGGTTTAATGAGTGGTGCAACAAACCCGCCTTTCGTTGAGTAAACAAGGGGCGCAAGATTGATCCTCTCACCCTTCTGGCAATGGCAAATGGCTGTGTCGCAGCTATTCGCAAAGGCTGTGAACTCTATAAAGAGGTCAAGGGAACTGTTGCCGCAGCCCAAAAGACTGTTAAAGAGGTCACGGCTATTGCTGAAGAAGTGGGTGGCTTCTTTGGGTTCTTCAAGAAGAAAAAACCCAAGCCCACAGCCCCTGTTGTTGCTCCAAAAGCAAAGAAAGCTGAACCAGAGGTTTGGGATGAGAACAAGGTTGTCTCTGACTTGGCGGCTAATCTGTCGCAGTTCTTCAAAGTTCAGCAACAGCTTGCAGACCACATTCGAGAAGAAGAAGAAAAGTCTAAAAGCGTTTATGACCCAAATCAGAACATCATGGAGTCTGCGCTAAACAGGGAACTTGCCAAGACGCAGTTTGAGAAGTTAGCCAAAGAGATTCGTGAGATTATGGTGTATCAGTCACCCCCAGAGTTGGGTAACTTGTACACACGGGTGAACCAAATGAGGG